GTATATTGCCTAAGCCACCAATACCCTTAACAGTTTCTCCAGTATTCTTAGCAATATCTAGAGTAGCTTGGGTAGTAGCTTGAGTTGCTGTATCGGTTACTGCGTTAGTTGCGCTTACAGCAGACTCAACAGCAGATTCTAAACCAAGACTAGCATCTTGAACATACATAGGATTAGCGGGGGTTGCTCCCGGCTGGGTCAGCTTATCTGCTCCTATACCAAGAATACTATCTGTAGCCGACTTAGCCGCTTGTCTATTGGCTTCTTTCTCTTGCTCTGTAGGCCCAAACAAAACAGATTTAACTACGCCACCTACAGCACTGCCGCCCTCTTTAGCTTGGTCTAAGCCACCTAAGAGTGATTCTATAAATCCTTGAGCAAATGAAGCTATCTGTTCTTGTAGGCTGTTTTGAAGGCTTTCAAGTAAGATATTAACAAACCCTTCAGCAAAGTCTGTTTCACCATTCATAGCGTCTATGAGAAGAGTAGAGAAGCTATTTGCTAGGTCTTTAGCTGTGTTTTCGTTAAACATAGCATCCTTTCGTTGCCTCTGTATCTCTCTCTCAAGTTCTATTACTTTCTCATTAAAGTTAGCAATATCTTTGATCAACTCTTCTTGTGACTCATAGTTCTTCGCTATGATTCTATCGTACTCTGCACCAAGAGCTTGAGCTTTAGCTATTGATTTCTCTGTAGCTCTCATTCCAAGCTTAACAAAGTCTTCATTGCCAAATCCAACACCAATCTTCTTGAATGGCTCTAGCACTTTATCAAAGTTGTTTGAAAGGCCTTCCTTGAGAAGACGAGCTATTAACTCACCTATCTCATAAGATCCAGTTGCATACGCAGCGTTAGCGTCATCAACTGCCTTTTTAGCGCCTTCTCCAACCTTTTGTTCTGCGTCAGTTACTGCATCTTTTAGAGTTTGAAGCTGAGCCGAAGCATTAATAACAAGTTCTTGTGCTCCTCTGCCTAGTCTCTCGAAATCTTGTTCGGTTATTCCAACGTTGGCTTCACCAAGAAGCTCAAACATTTGCTGCTTGCTTGTTTTAAGCCCCCACTGTAGATTTTCAACAAACCTTTCCCCTTCTACCCGAGTTCTGACTAGTGTCCTTTCTAGCTCTTCAGCAGCTGCTAAAGATTCTGTAGTTCCTTTAGCAAGGTTTTGATCTCTAAGTCTTTCTAACTCGTTAATTGAAGTTTGGAAAGCTTTGAGGTCTTTAAGGGCTTTAGGATCAGTCTCTAAAAGCTTAAGCTGTTCAAGATCAGAGAGGCCAAGTGAGCTAGCTGCTCCTAACTCTGTGATAGCTTTTGTTTTATTGAAGATTGCTTCTATCACAAGATTTTGTCCGTCAAGAAGTGCAAGCTGTTCTGCTAGCCTGTCTCTTCGATCTTTATCCCACTCGCCCTTTTCAGCCATTATTGATAGCGCTACTTGAGTAATCTCATTAGCTTTATTTAGCTCACCAAGGTACTTCTCATGCTCTTTTCCATTTAGCCTAGCTACATCGCCTAAGCTTCTCTCAGTAATAAACTGCTCATCTAACAACTTATTTATCTGTGTTGTTGGTTTTAGCTGGTTTTCATACGCATTGGTAAGTGCAGCAGCACCCTTTCCTAGAAGAGCTTGGAATTCTACTTGTTTAGCTAAAATTTCAGCATTCTTTCTGGTTTGAAACGCCTGCTGCTCTAGCTGTCTAAGTTGCTCTTTATTTCCTTCTTGCGCCATACCAGTAGTTGCATCATAAAGCTCTTGAGCAGCAGCTGTGGCAGTTTCTAGAGCAGAAGCAAAATTATCTCTAAGCTCTTTAGTTACATACTTATCCATATCTTCTAGCGAGACATCAGGATCAATTTTTATTCTTGCCCCTTTCATTTGCTCATCTAGCAATTGCTGAACTGCAGTTCTTGTTTCTAGCTCTACCTCTCCGGGTTTCCACTTAGCCCAAATTGTATCTAGTTGGCTAAGAAAAGATTTTTCGTCAACTACTGGAGCAACGTCTTCCCCTGTAAAAAGCCCCTTAGCTTTTTTCCAAGCATGAGTAAACGCTTTATCTAGAGATTCTATTATCCAGTCGCCTATAAACGATACGGTTTCTCCTAGAAGAGCCCCAAAGTTTCCAAAAGAATTAGCAACAATTGTTATAAGGTTAGCTGCCCATGTTACTATAGATCTTTTAGTAATTTTAAAGAAAGTCTGAAAATCTACTATCCAATCGAAAATAGGCCACCAACCCTTAGCCTGCCTCCTCATTCTGTAGAGAGTATCTTTGTTATAATCTGCTAAGTAGTCCATAGCTTCTTCAGCATCTTCTGTGCTTACTCGTATATCTATGTTTGTATCGTAACCGAACCCAAGCGCAGTTATGAAATTAGAGTAAGTATCGGAACTTGATGTAAGGTAGCTATTAAGAGCTACAAGCGCAACCCCTAAACCAATAATCCCTGCGGTAATCCAACCTACAGGAGTAGCGTAGAAAGCAGTTGCCATACCCCAAAGACCCGCTGTAACGAGTGTTATTGCACCACCAACTACCGCTAAAGAAAGTTTAACGGCTAGCATAGAAACAGAAAAAGCATAATTTCTAATTGTTGCTGCGATTACTTTTACGCTAAATCCAGTAATCTTCACAGTAGCTTTTACTAAAGCAATACCAAGTTCTGTGATTCCAGTCATTATTTGGCCTAAGCTTTTGCCTAAATTCCTGCTAGCTTTAACTAAATCCACTGCCGCATCTTTTGCAGTAATGCTTTTTGTGCTTAAAAGGAGCATTGTTTTTGCCATGGATGCAATACTACCGCCTGCGCCTTTAGATCCGACTTTTATGTCGTCAAATACCTTGTTAAGTAAACTATAGTCTGGAGTAATGTCTGGGAACAACGATTCAGATACTAGTTTTCCAACCTTAGCCGCATCACTGCCAAGCTTTTTAGCCAGCACTTTAAATGCTCTCTCATACTTATTAAGACTATTCTCAGGTCCCTTAGGCATAGGCCCTATAAAATCTGCGGGCTTAACACCTTCTGCAATCCTAGGGCTAAGAGCTTCTTTTAACTTTAAAGCAAAACTAGAGGATTCTGCTGCTGCCTCTTTTAACTCTTCTGTAGTACTTTTTGTTCCTTTGTTTAGGTTTGATATCCCTTGAGACACCGATGCAATACCTGAACCAATTGTTTCAAAAACCTTATAGGCTACTGTTTCAGTAGTTCCAAGCTCTTTATTCACTTCTGACATGTCTTTTAGCTTATCAAAAGCTTTTCCTAGGCCTTTGCCTACTACAGGAGTGCCAGTAAGCTTTGCTCTTAGTAACCCCTCACTTTTACGCCCAAACCTAGTCTTAAGAGCCTCATAAATGTTATCGGCGTACATTGCCCCAACTACCTTGCCTTCTGAATTTACACTGCCTTTTACTGATTGAAACAGAAAGTTTGTAACAAGGTTTTTGCCTTCATTAACATCAATAGCAAAAATCTCTTTAAGAGCTATTTTAGGTAATTTAGTAAATACTGCAGCGTAAGCAGTAAGGAGGAAGCCAGCGTTACCTAGTGTTATAGTTTGCAATGCTGAGCCAATAATAGGTATCTGTTCAAGGAAGGCATCACCAAAGGCTTTAGCTGCGCTTAAAACTATGTTTACAAAGGCACCTAATAACACCGCCATGTTTGCAGGGTTAGCTAGCGCACCAAATATTTGACCTAAACCATCTGCTACCAACATAACAGATTCTTTAAGAAAGATAGCTATCTCTCTTGGTTGAAAACCACTAGCAAGGAAGCTACCTAGTACTCCAAACGCTGCAGACAGCTTAGTTGCAAATGTTGCTAAGAACATGTTTGCAGATCGTAACGCAGCTGACTCGAATAACCAAGGAACATGTTCTTCTATAATTCCTAAGATTTCTTGGAGTAAATCAGCAAGACCTAAACCTATAGCAGCAACCATAGCTTGTGCTTGGGGTCGATAATCTTTAGGCATAGGTGTTGCAACTGCTGCTTGACCTACACTAGCAAGCCTACCTGCAACATTTGAGCTAGCATCTCCAAGAGAGTTGCCAAACTCGTGTACTGATACCATTGACTTCTTAAACGCTTCTTGCACTAAGTAAGTAAAGTCTTGAATATCCCATAAGGCATCCCATAGATTGCTTGTATAATCTACAACCTCATCAACAAGGTCAGGCCACCAAGAGTTACCTACAACTCTATCGTACACCCATGCAAAAGCATTATCAATACCTTGAGTAAACTTCTGTACAAAGTTTAAGGCATCATCGAAAGCACCGTTAGTTAGCTCATTAACGCTATCAACCATATCGTCCAGAAAGGTATTTTGTTGCTTCTTAGAACCAAGGAAGTTACCAATAGTCTCACCGACTTCTCTTGCTTTAGGGGCAATAGCTGTCAAAGCAGTCGCCATACCCATAAGCTTTTCAGCAAACCTATCGGATACTTCTGAGCCCTTAACAAACTCAGCAATAACTAATTTACCAGACTGAGCTACTTGAATAAAGCCTTGTCCTACTGTAGCGTTTACTGCTGCATACTCTTCATCAATAATACCCTGTTGGCTCTTAAACGCAGCTACGACTACTTCTGAGGTAATCTTACCTTGCTCTGCTAGCCTACGAAGTTCACCGATACCTACCCCAAGCTCAGCTGCAATAGCTGAAGCAACTCTAGGGGTTTGCTCCATTACGGAATTAAGTTCTTGTCCTCTTAAAGCACCTGCAGCTAAGCCTTGTCCTAGCTGAACAATGGCCGCTTCAGCAGATTGTGCGGAAGACCCTGAAATTGTAATTGCTTTCTGGATTGTTTCTGTTACTTGTAAAACCTCGGCGTTAGAAACCCCAAGACTTTTAGTTGTTCTTCCTAGCCTGTTGTATAGGTCGGCAATACCTTCAATAGAACCTCGAGACTTAAGAGCAATCTGCTGCAACTCTGCAAATGTTGTGTTAAGCTCTTTGGTTCTTCCTGTAACTAGCGCAATTCTGTTTTCTACTAGTGTTATTGAGTCAACAACGTTAGTCAGTTGTTTAGCAACAAAAACACCTGCGAATGCGGCACTAGCAACTTTTGCCATACTAGCGAAAGCATTAAAGCTTTTAGCAGCCTTCTGGACATCTTTATCAATACCTTGAACCGAAGTGTTAAGTTTACTGATGTCTTTCTGCGCTTGTTTCGAATCTGATTTAAACTCTAACCTAATAGCCATAGTTAATCCTCATCGCCTACGTTTATGGTTTCAAACAATATCCCATCTACGCTATAGTTCTCAAGTACAGTTGACTCAATAAATCTTGCCGGTGCTTGCCGAGAAGACCCCTGATTCAAATTCTCTATGTAAGGAGTACCGTTAGTAAGGTATAAAGTCTCTATTTTCTTATCACTAATTGGGGGTAATGTTGAAGGAGCAGGGCCTCCGCTCTTGGCATCTCTAAAACCTACAGGATTAGTAGTTAAGTTCCAAGAGTTTCTGGCCCTGCCAGTATCAATAGGGGTTCTGCTTTTTATCTTGTTCATAGTATCAAAAGCTTGGAGTCTTGAAAGAGAGTTAACTGCTTCTTTAGTTTCTTCATCTATTTTAGCAAACTCTTCTTTAATACCTCTAAGTTTAATCTTAACAGTCATATTACACCCCTACGTCAATGTCCCAATTTGTATCTTTTAACATTTTACTAAATAAAGAGGAAGCTACTAGTTTAGATGCATCATCTTTTGTGGATTCATTAGCTTCTTCTTCTTTCTCTCTCTCAATAATGTAGAGAGATCTAAACAGTTCATGCGGTTTAGCTTTAACTCCCTGAGCTGCTAATCCATAGCAAGCTCTATGGTCGTCTCTCCACCCTACAGGCCTTCTGTTGAAATACTCTACCCAATCCATTACTTCATGGTGGGGCCAAGATTTTATTTCAGAGACTCGCCTACCAAGATGATAGGCAAGCTCATGAAGTTGTAAGTCAGAGTCGCTAAGTCGCTTTACTCTTTTCCCTCGCCTTCCTCATTAGAGGCTTTAAGGCCGTTAAAAGAGAGAACTGCTTCGTTAAGCTCTTTTAAAGCTACTGGAGAGAACTTATCAAGCTGAGCGTCGGTTAACGCTTCCATCTCTTTAATTCCTGCTCGAAGGATTGCGCCAATAGCCTTTTTGTTTGTCTCTAGTGCGTCAACGTCTTCAATTTCCTTTGCAATTTCAGAAAACGCTGCTACGTCTCCGTAAGATAGCTCAATCAAGGTAAGCTTCTGACCTCGGTAATCAAGCTCTTTAGTTACTGCAGTTTCTTCTAAAAACTTATTAATGTCCATAGCCATTTTTATACTTCCTCATTGTTATTATTAAAAAG